CGGGTCGCGCCGGGTGAAGGCCAGACGGTACATGGAAACCGGGCTGAAGAACGGCATGGCCAAGATCCCAGAAGCCTTCCGAGATTCGATCTCCGGTCCCTGACCCGCCACACCCCCTCCGGGCTTGCCGCCTCGCCGCCGACGATAGAGCCACACCCCAAGCGGAGGCTCTCGCATGGCCGGCGAAACCATCGTCCTCGGCAAGAACGTCACGTACACGGGCATTTCCAACGTCAGTGACGGGTCGATCACGACCACGTTCACGGAAATCGACAAAACGAAGGCCGGCGACACCGAGCGGACCATTCTCCGCGGCTGGGCCGAACAGACGCTTGATTTGACCTGCGTCGATGCGCCGGGCGTGACCGTCGGCAGCGTCGTCGTCGTGAGTGCCTCCGGGGCCAACGGCCACAACCTCTCTTCGGTCAAGTTCCTTGTGACAAGCGTCAGCCAGTCTGAGCCGCTCGACGACAAGGTGACGTTTTCCGTTTCCTGCACCCGCGGCGTCCAATAAGGAGCGATCGACATGGCAGTAGCTCTCGGTCGGGACGGCGGCACACCAACGGGCGGGAACGGCGCGACGGGCGTTCTCAACGTCACGTGGAACCAAGAGGCGACCGCGATCGACGTTTCGCATCGCGGGCTCGTCAACGCCAGCGGCATTTCCTACAAGGCGGCGACCGGCGGATTCATCACCCGCACCGCCGAGATCGAGTGCCTCGACGCGACGGCGGTCATGACTTCGCTGGCGTCGGCTGGCACCGGCTACATCGTCACCAACGTCTCCGAGAATCGGCCGCTCGACGGGCCGGTCACGTTCACGCTGACCGCCAAGAAGACCTCCTGAGCGGAGGCGTCGATGGCAATCTCTCTCGGCCGTGACGTGGCGGTGACATTCAACGGCGGGGCCGTGGCCGGCGTCCGCGATGTGCAGGTCAGCACGTCCGGCACCACGCGGGAGTTCACGCCGTTCGGCAGCCGGGCCACGGTGTCGTACCACACCGGGTACGGAGTGTTGATCACGCTCGACACAATCGACGACGCTGCGGCATCGACCGCCATTGCGGCAGCCATTGCCGGAACGGAGATCGCTGTTGTTGCCGCCGGGTACTCGTTCACGGCGATCGTGACAAACGTCAGCGACTCCATGCCGCTGGACGATGTCCGCGTCTGGTCGATCCAGATGACGAAGACCCAATCAGGACTCCGCACATGAAAGAGTTTCGTGACGACAAGGGGCGTCCGTGGTACGTCTCGCTGACGGTGTCGTCGGCCGCTCGCGTGAAGGACTTAGTCCGCGTGGTGCTGCCGCCGAAGACTGCTGACGACCCGGCCCCGACCGAGGCCGTTCCGTTCGACCTGATCGACGCCGGCGAGATCGCTCGCACCTTCCAAGTTCTGCGGTCGAACTTCTCCGCCCTCGGCGAGACGCTCTACGCGATCCTGCTGCCGGCGATCGAGAAGGCCGGGCTCACGAAGGAAGACTTTCTCGACGCTCTCCGCGGCGAGTCCCTCGAGCAAGGAGGGCTGGCAGTCGAGGAGGAGCTTGTCGCTTTTTTCCCCCCGCGCCTCCGCGGCGTGGTGACCTCGCTGGCGGCTCGGATGACGGAGCTAGCCGACGAGGTGACCAAGCAGGCGGAGGCGGCTCTGCGGACTCCTGGGCCGTCGTCTGGGAATGCGCAGGCATCACCGGACTCGACCCAGACAATCGCACCCTCCGAGAGCTAATGGCGGCCCGCGATGCTCGGCTCGAATCCGACTGGTGGCACACGGCACAGCAGTTGGCGCAGTTCTACAACGCGAATCGGGGCCAAGGTAAGCCGGCAGTCGAGGCCGCGAAGTTCAACCCGTTCACGAAGGCCAGACCGACACCGAAGAGAGAAGCGACCCAAGCCGACCTTGAAGAACTGTTCGGCCCCGCAGGAGGATGACGAATGAGTGCTTCAGCAGTCCGCGGCGGTCAGGTCTACGTCGAGATCGGTGCGAATCCGTCGAAGCTGCTGAACGCCCTGCGGATCGTCAACACGCAGATCGGCAACCTCGGCAGCGGGATGGCCAGCGTCGGCAAGACGATGGCGGTAGCCGGATCGGCGATTGCCGGGCCGATCATGGCGGCCGGCATGGCGTTCGCCAGTCAGAACGCCGAAGTCCTACGGGCTCAAGCCTCGCTTGTCTCGCTTGGTGAGGCCGTCGGCAAGGCCGTTGCCCCGGCCGTTGTCGGGGCGTCGAACGCCATCGCCGGCATGGCGGAAGCTGCTGCCCGGTTCGTCCGCGAGAACGAAGACATCGTCCGCCAGGTGCTCGCAGTCGGCGGGGCTCTGGTCGGCGTGGGTACGCTGCTGTTCACGTTCGGCGAGGGCCTGTTGATCGTCTCTCGCGTGGCCGGGAACATCGGCGGGCCGATTCTCTCGCTGGTGAAGATCATCGGCACGCTCGCCGGGGCGCTCATCACGATCGCCACCAGCGGCCCGGTGCTGGCGATTGCCGCCGTCCTCGGCGGCATCGCAGTCGCGGCCAACGTGGCCGGCGTTGATCTGGCGAAGATGGCCGCATCGCTGCGGGGCTCGTTTGACGGCCCGATCAACGACGCGAAGGCGCTGCTCGCCGACCTCGGGGAGACAACGTCCACGACGATCACCGGGGTCTACAACTCGATCGCGGCCGGAGACATTGCCGGGGCGATCGACATTCTCTGGTCTGGCGTGCAGGCGGCGTGGCTCCGCGGGCAGGCGGCGATCATGGGGGTGATCGATCCGTTTCTTACCGGCATCCTGAACGTCTTCGACTACTTGAAGACCAACGTCGTCAACAACGTCGATTCGTTGCAGACGGATTCTGCAGCCGTGTTTCGCACGATGTCGGCAATGGTCATGGGAGTCTTCGACAACCTGAAGAACTCTGTCCTGGCGACTTTCGACGCGATCCTCGCTGGCATCAAGACAGCGTGGGTGCGAATCCAAGACTATTTGACCGGTGCGACAGACACGGAGCAGAAGATTGCTGCAATTGAAGCGGATACTAAGCAGCGTGCAGACGACCGCGGAAAGTCCAATCCAGGCATCGAGAAAAGAATGGCAGACGCTGCCATTGCAAATCAGATGTACGAAGGCGCTGCGATCAGCCGGCAGACAACCAACCGCCAAAAGTCCAACGACCGAATGGCGGGGCGCGTTGACGCCGATCGCCAACGTGCCGCCGACCGTATGGCGGCTGTCGATCAGGCAAAGGTGGCTCTCGGTCAGAAGGTCGCTTCGACATCCGCCCCGGATGAAATCAAAAAGCCAAAGCCAGAGACTGGAAGCATGTCCACCAGCATCGCCGGCACGTTCTCGGCGTTTGGCGTCGGGCAGATGGCGGGCGGGAACGTGCAGAAGCTACAGCTCGACGAATCGATGAAGCAGACGAAGTTGCTTGAGAAAATTGCCAGCGGTGAGATCATCGCGTGAGGTGCTGAATGGCTCTGACATGGGTGGAAGACAGCAGCTCGAGGTCGGCAACGATCTTTCGTCTCGGGCGGAAGGATGCGAGCACCCGTACCCGCGTGTTCAACGTCTTCGGCACCACCAACGAAGACGTGCTGCATGCCGCTGCCAACGTCGCAATCTCGACGGGCTACCCGTATTGGCAGTACCCCGGTCAGCCGACCGTGAAGCTGCGTGCGGAATCCTACGGCGTCGAGTACCAGGGCGACGACTGCTGGAAGGTCACGATCAACTACGAGAAGATCGGGGCCGACGACGCCACGCAGACAGCACCGCTTAAGCGAGCGCGGTCGTTCGACACGAGCGGCGGGACGCAGCACATCACCAACGCTCTGCAAGTCAAAGACTCCTTTGGCGCGGTGACAGACCCCGGCGAGCGGGTCTACGGTCCTTCCGGGCTCGACGACGGCGCGACCATGAAGGGAGCGATCAACGTCGATGACAACGGCGTCAACGGCGTGGACATCGTCGTCCCGTCGTTCCAGTTCCAAGAGTCCTACGACGTGCCGCTGTCGGTCCTGACCGACGCCTACATCCGGAAGCTCGGAGAACTGACCGGCACGATCAACAACGCAGCCTTCCGCGGATTCAAGGCCGGCGAGGTGCTGTTCGTTGGGGCTAGCGGCTCGCACGAATGGGACGAGCAGCGTGGCAACGGGCCGGGGGCGATCACGTTCAAGTTCGTGGCTTCACCGAGTGCCGGCGACGGTAAGACGCTGCTGCCGCTCAAGGTCGGCGACATCAACAACATCGCCAAGGGCGGGCACGAATACCTCTGGGTGCGGTACGCCACCGTCGCCGACACCGCGAAGAGCCAGATCACGCGGCAGCCGATCGCGGTCTACGTCAATCGCGTCTACCAGGATGGCGACTTCTCCCAGCTCAAGATCGGCGTGGCATGAGCGAAAAGGGCAGGCCGGGACGCATCGAGCCGGGTCCGCTCCGCGGGCAGATCAGTGCCCGCGCGTGGAACCGCGCACAGGACGCCGCGGACAAGGTGTTAGGCCAGGGCGCTGACGGGGTGGCAGATGGCCCGTCCGCCGGCCCGCCGGCTTACACGGGCATCCTGGCACAGAACAGCACCACCGGCACCGTCAACCGTTGGGGCGTGATGAGCGTCGCCGGCGTCGTGTTCACGCCGAGCGGGGCTACCGGCAACGCTACGCAGCAGTTTCAGGATCAGCCGGTGCTGTCGGGCGGCCTGCCGACTGGCGGCTCGTCGTTCGTGGTGGCGGTCGAGCCGATCGCGGCCGGGAAGATCGGACGGGTGGCGGTGGCCGGCGTCGTCCAATCCAAGATCAACGTCGTCAGCGAATCCGATACGTTTGCCACGGCGAAGGACGGAGACCTCACGCAGCTCACCAGCAGCTCGAGCGGGGAAGCGACGATCCTCTGGAAGGAAACCGGCACCGGGGCAGGGAAGTGGGCGCTCGTGCGGTTCGGTGCGGCCGGAGCGGCCGGCATCCGGCTCGGAAAGGTTACGGGAACCTGGAGCAAGGGTGCGACGGCGAGCGTCCAGCAGTACAGCGGTGCCGGGGCGATTGTGACCGGATCGACGTTCGTGGCGATCAACAGGGCGCAGACCGTTACCGGGCCCACCGGCGGCTACTGGGTCGGCTGTGAGTTGATCGATTCGACATGGCACCTTCACTGGACGGAGTGCGTCTGATGCTGCTTGGAGGCGGGTCAAGTTGCCAGTCGTGTGGATGCGTGCCTTGCGGATCATGCACGAGGACGTGCCAGAATCCGCACACCGGTTCGGAGTTTCAGGAGGTGTATCGCGGGTATTCGTTCGGAGCCGTCAACGGACTTGCAACCGATGGCTACCTGACGTTCTCAGGCGACGAAGACAACCCAGCGTTCATACCTGGTGGAGGCCCGTTCCACCAAGCGATTGGCGGGACGTTCTACCTCAGCAGCGCACAGACTCGCTTCCCGTGTTCGCTCACGGTGTCGTTCTGGCGGACGCTCTTCCCAGCAGACGCTACTACAGACACGGCGTTGTCGCAAAACACGGTGACGTTCACGTGCCTATCCGGGCAGTTCTTTCTCCCAACGGTTGGAGTGACACTCAATCCAGGCGACATCTACACTTTTTCAAATGCCGTCCCGCTAATTGGAGGTTTTGGTGGCGATCCTCGATCATCGATAGGATCGGCCGGAGGATTCGCAACGTGCGACAACACGCAAGTGGCGGTTCAGGCGCGCATCGGCTGGAGTTCTTCCGAGCGCATTCATGTGCTGCATGGAATCGTGCGGGAGTGCTATGAGGAGGGGACGCCGTGTGCAACGGCGTGTAGCGGAAGCCCTTCGCCAAGCAGCGTCTATTTGACGATCAGCAACATCCGCGTCACTTCAACAGGTTCTGCGGGATTGTCTGGAGACGAAGCGACATACGTGTTGTCGCGCGTTCCAAACTTTTGTTTCGCATACTCATCGCCTTGGTCGGATACGTGCTCTGACTGGGCTCCAACATTCGGCCCTCGGTCGCAGCTGATAACGCTGAACCAGGCAGAGATGTACATGGAGCGCCATGAACCTCGCCCAGGTTGCATCGGAACTTGGCTGCGAATTACCAACACGGGAAGCCCGTGGGATTTCTGCGTCTCAGGGAGCACTGTAGCCAGCGGAACGAACGGGCAATGGGGCAACGAAGGATCAACCTTCGGGACGTTTGATTGGACGATATCAAAATGAACTGCGACCTCTCCGCCCCCGACGCCACCTGTCCACACTGCGGGTTCGTCTCAAAGGTCCGCGGGGCGATCCGACACTGCACCACGCCGGCCCCGGAGACCTGCGGCCCCGGCTGCCATCTCCGCCGCTCGCTGGCATGGTGGGGCATCCGCGACGACGGCTCCTGCGGCTGCGACTCCTACGCGGCGCAGATGGACGCCTGGGGCGCGGACGAGTGCTGGAAGCGGATCGAAGAGATCGTCGAGCACCTCCGCGGCGCTGCCGACAAGCGTGGCCTGCCGTTCCTTGCCACGCTCGCACGAATCACGGTCAGCCGCGCCATCGAAGCCGCCCGCGCGGAAGCCACACCCCCGCCGGGGTGACCGTCCCCACCGTCACGATGTCCGCACCGGAGGCGTCATGGGCAGGGCGAAGCGAAAGACGGCGCGGGTGCGAATCGGCGACGTTCGCTGGACGATTCGCCGCTGCCCTGTGCCGAAGGATCGGTGGGGCGACTGCGACCCGGAAAAGAAGTTGATCCGCGTCAGCGACAAGCTGACCGGCTTCGACCTCATGGACGTGATGTTGCACGAGATGATTCACGCCCGCTGGTGGTGCCTGTCTGAGTGCGAAGTCCGTGAGTTCGCCGAAGAGGCAGCCGGCGTGCTTGAGGTGTTTGGGTTCCGGGACCGACACGAGGAGGACGACGATGACTAGACGCGGCACCGCTGCCGGCGACGAGATCACGCCGATTGTCCGCCGGATCGTCGAGGCCCACCCGGACGCGCCGGCCCGCACGCTCGCCCGCCGGATCGTCGCCGAGTGCAACGGGGCGATCACGCTGGAGCAGGCCAGGACGCGAGTGCGTGCCGCCCTCGGGCTGTGTGGGGCTGCGAGGCGA